ACTCTCTAACTTTTTTCGGGAAAGCGAGCGAAGCTATGGTCGGTAGACCACCAAAGCCGCAGAAGATTCGGACTCTTGAGGGTAATAGGTCGCGAACCCGAATCCCTGAAGAAGTACAAGCGGAGGGCGTGCCAGTGATGCCGCGTGGCCTGCCTAAAGTTGCCCAGACTCATTGGCGGACAATTACCAGCGAGGTCAACGGATGGGGAATCTGTAAGCGTATCGACGGTCTAGCTCTCGAGCAGATGTGCCGGTACTGGGCACTGTGGAGGACTGCGATCTCAGCGGCAGAGAAGCATCCACTCGACAAGGATTACCGACAGGCTGCGGTCGGCTATGGCGAGCAATGGCGGAAGCTGGCGATTGAGTTCGGTCTGACGCCAGTGGCGAGAACGCGAATGGCAATCAGTGAGCAGAAGAAAACAGACGACTTCGGAGAATTCTTAAAGGTAGTATGATCGCTCGAAGTCTTACGAGAACGCAACGCAAAAACACCAAGCCGATGGTTCGGACGGTTAGCGACGAGCGTGCGCACAAGGCTGGTTATTGGTTTGACCCGGATGCCGCCGATCACGTCTGCGACTTTTTCGAGAATTATCTATCGCACACGATGGGCGAGCATGCAGGCAAACCGTTCACTCTACTGCCTTGGCAGCGCGACGACGTGCTTCGCCCGCTGTTCGGCTGGAAGCGTCCAGACGGTCGGCGACGATTCGCGAAGGGTGATGTCTTCGTTGCAAAGAAGCAAGGCAAGAGCACTATTGCGGCAGGGCTCGCTAATTACTTCCTTGTTACCTCGGGCGCTCGCGGCGAGGTCTACGGCGTTGCTCACACGCGAGACCAGGCGGGGATCATCTACCGTGAAGCTGCGGCGATGGCTCGCACTTCACCAGCGTTGCAGGACAGGCTCAAGCCAATCGACTCACAGAAGCGTGTCGTCTTCCATGCTCAGAGTTCGTTCTATGCCGCTCTCGCTGGTGAGGCGTGCAGTCGCGGCGTCGAGGGAATCAACCCGAACCTCGTTCTGTTCGACGAGATTCACGTTCAGCGTTCGCGTGAGCTATATGACGGCATCGCCTACGCTTCAGCAGCTCGGCCGGATTCGCTTATGTTGTCGGTCTCGACTGTCGGCGTGGCGGATCAGACGACGATCTGGTGGGAGCAGTACCAGTACGCCAAGGGCATTCTGGGCGGGGCTCTAATTGACCTACACCGATTCGCCTACGTCGCCCAGGCTGATGAGGAGTGCATTAACGATTGGAAACACTGCGGCGAACTGGAACAATGGAAGAAGGCGATGCCTTCACTGGGGCACACAGTGACCGAAGACAAGATACAGCAAGCCTACGACGAAGCGACTAACAGCCCAGCAAAGCAGAACGCTTTCAAGCGGTATCTGCTCAACATCCCAACGGCACAAGTCGAGAAGGTTGTGCCTATTGAGGACTGGAAAGCATGCGCAACCGAGCGGCCGGATTTATCAGGTCGGCGTTGCTTCGCTGGGCTCGACATGGCGAGTAGCGAGGATCTCGCGGCGTTTGTGATCTACTTCGAGGCGACAGAAGACGAACCGGCCTATGTCCTCGGGTGGTATTGGTGCCCGGAAGAGAAGATTGCCGAGCGTGAGAAGAAGCAGATGGCACACTACCGGCAATGGGTATCTGACGGCTGGCTATCCGAGACCGGAGGCAACCGAATCGACCATTATGAAATCGAGAAGATAATCCGGCAGGCGTGCGCCGATTTCAACGTACAGCAGATCGGCTTCGACCCGTGGAATGCTGATGCTGTGGTGAATCCGCTGGTGGCGGACGGGTTCCCTGTCGTGTCTGTGTCGCAGGGCATGCAGCAGATGACCGCAGGCACTCAAGGCATATTGGACGACATCGCGGCGCGGCGTGTCTATCACGACGGTAATGAAGTGCTGACCTGGTGCCTGGCAAATTGCGCGGCCGACCAGCGAGACGACGGCATCAAGTTCAGCAAGGGCAAGTCAGCGGATAAGATAGACGGTGCCGTATCGTTAGCGATGGCGAAGGGCCGGGCGTTGGCAAATGCGGCTGAATCGCAGAGCAGTTACTACGAAGAAAATGAACTGGAATTCGGATAATGAAACGAGCACGCGAAACGGTGCTGATATTAGGTGTCGCTCTGTTCGTTTGCGCGGCGGCGATGTTCGACTATCGCTGGGGCTTGCTCGCTGTGGGTTGGCTCGCTTCAATCGCGGCTTTGATTGGATTGGTGAAACATGCTTAGCGAATTCTTAGGGCTGACTCGATCGCTTGAGAATCCGAATCTGTCGCTGACAGATCCTGATGCGTGGAATGACGCCTTCGGCGGATCGCGGTCTAGTGCTGGCGTTAACGTCACGCACAAGAACGCGCTAAGCCTTGCGCCAGTCTGGCAGGCAGTCTCGATGATCTCTGGCGATATAGCCAAACAACCGCTCGACTTGTTCCGCCGGATTGATGCCAAGTCTCGCGAGAAGGCGATAGGCGTACCGGCAAGCAATGTCGTTCGCCGCCGTTCAAATGCCGAAGTTACCGCTAAAAAGTTCTGGCGCCGGTTTATGGTTCATTCGCTGTTATGGAATAACGCATATGCGTTTATCGATCGTAACGGCCGAGGCGAACCGATTGGGCTGATTAATCTCCTGCCAGACCGAACGTATCCAGAGCGTAAGAGCGGGCAGTTGCGGTTCGTAACTGTCGTGGACGGCAAGCCGACTCCGCTGTTGGCCTCGGACGTGATCCACGTCGAAGGCATCACGACCGACAACATGAGCGGCTGCGATTTGGTCTCTCATGCGACTGATTCGTGGGGATTGGCATTGGCGGCTGAAGGGTTTGGCAGCGAGTTCTTCGCGAACGGTGCTCAAGCCGGTGGCGTGCTCGAGATCCCGCCACACTACACCAAAAAAGCGGCCGACAATCTGGAAGCCGGCTGGTACAAGAAATACGAGGGCAAGGGTAATTGGTTCAAGACGGCGATTCTGCGTGAGGGCGCGAAGTTCCACAACGTGACGGTAGACGCGCAGAAGTCGCAGCATCACGAGCTACGAGAGGACCAGGTGCGGGAGGTCGCTCGATGGTTCAATCTGTCACCGAGTCGATTGGGATTGTCGGATTCGGTCAGCTACAACTCGAAATCGGAAGACAATCAAGCCTATCTAGACTCGACGATCCAAATCTGGCTCGACCTGATCGCCGACGAATGCTGGGCGAAGCTGCTAACGACAGCAGAGCAGCAATCGCATTTCTTCGAGCACAACACTAAGTCGCTCTTGCGAATGAATGCGAAGGCACGAATGGAAGTCTACGAGACCGGCCTAGAGTGGGGCGTTTGGAGCGTGAACGAGGTTCGGTCATTCGAGAACATGAACCCGCGCGACGGCGGCAACGTGTACTACTCACCGATGAATCACAATACCACCGGAGAAGATGCGCCTGCGATTCCCGTCGAGGATGACATCGGCGGCTCGTCCGAAGTGAGCGAGGACGAAGACCGCACGCTACATGACGTTCGGCGCCTATTATTCAATATCGGCCAACGTGGACGACACAAGGCGAAGAAGCCAACGGCATTCTGCGAGTGGGTTGATGGCGGGTTGGCGTGGCACCGGGAGCAGTTCAGAGCGACGTTCGGTGACAATCCAGACGTAGAGAGCTTGGTGTTTGACGCCCTATGCAACGAACTCAACGAGGCACTCAACCGGACCCAGGCGGATGAATTGTCGAGTGTTGCTGGCGAAATCCTGAAGAAGCATGAGCAGCGGGCTGAGTTTATCACGCAGGAACTCAAGGAGTCGGATTGATGACCAAAGCAAAGCGATTTATTAAACGGCCCGTCGAATTGCGGGAAGACGGCGACGGCAGAAAGATATCAGGCTATGGCGCCGTGTTTTACAACGCGGACGATGAAGGCACTCAGTTTCAGCTATGGGAGGACGCCTACGAACGCATCCTGCCAGGTGCCTTCGATCGAGCGATCGCCGAGGACGATGTACGCTCACTATTCAACCATGACGTGAATATCGTGCTTGGCCGAAATACTTCAGGCACGCTCGCTCTTTCGGTTGATGAGGTTGGGCTTCGATACGAGATCACGGCGCCAGATACGCAACTGGTTCGCGATCAGGTCGTCGCCCCAATTGAGCGAGGTGACGTTAGCGGCTCGTCGTTTATGTTTGTGCCTATCAGGGCTAATTGGACCGACGAGGACAGCGAAGATGGCCGATCTGTGGAAATTCGGGAAGTTCGGGAGGTCGAGTTGTGGGAAGTCGGGCCGGTTGTCTTTCCGGCCTACGATGCCTCAACGTCTTCCCTGCGGCAGACCGACATCGCTGAAGCCAGGAGCGAGCGGGACGAGTGGAGAGCTGCTATGCGGCGCGAACGCGAGGCCGTGCGTGTGAGGGCTCGAGTCGTGGAAATCGAAAATACACTTGACGGATAGGGGCTGATTCGTAAGATCGTAGTAACTCGAACCGAGCGACCGCCAGACGGCAGCAGTTCGTTGCACACTGATTTAATCATTTCAGTGTCGGCGAACCGCTGCCGTCTTTTTCGTGCCGCATCTCGCCGACCTATCAAGGAGACGGCGAAATGTCACTGCAAGAACTGCAAGAAACACGAAACGAACTTGCTGCCAAGATCAAGGAACTGGCTGGCCGGCAAGGCGAATGGTCGGCCGAAGATAAGGAATCGTGGGACAAGGTCAACGACGAATACAACGCTGCTTGCAGGGAAATGGATGCGGCCCGCGCGGCTGACGGCATCCGGGCTCGAGCGGAAGAAGTCGCCGAGCATCAAGAGCGTTCTCAGTCCGAGCAAAAGCCTGGGTTTGACGACGCCAAACCGCAGGACCGAGCGAACTCGCCAGGGGTCACTGACGAGCATCGGCGGCTATCGCTTCAGGCTTGGCTGCGACACGCCAACGAACTCGAGGTGACCGAAGAGCATAAGGCAGCCTGTCGCCTGACTGGCATCAACTACCAGTCGAAAGGATTTGACGCGCGATTTAAGTCGCTCGACAACATTCGCGGCAACGGTATCTGGTCTCGCAGCGGTCGCCCGTTGATGCCCGAGCAGCGTGCCGGGCTGAATGTCGGCACCGCAGCGGATGGCGGATACACAGTGCCCGAGGGCTTCGTCAATGAGCTTGAGCGAGCCATGTTGGCTTTCAACGGTCCGCGACAGGTCTGCCGCATCGTGCGGACGGCAAGCGGCAATGATCTCCCTTGGCCGACTGTCGATGACACCAGCAACTCCGGCGCTCTGCTGGCGGAAGCGACAACCATCGGCGCGTCGGTAGATCCGACGTTCGGCGTGACGACGTTCAACGCCTACAAGTATTCCAGCAAGCCGATCCTGGTCTCCCAGGAGTTGCTTGAGGATACGGCGTTTAACCTCGGCGAAGTGATCGCGAGTCTGCTTGGTGAGCGACTGGGACGCGCCACGGCGGCCCACATGACGACCGGCACCGGCTCGAGTCAGCCAAATGGTATCGTGACGGCTGCGGGCACGGGCGTTACTGCTGCTTCGGCAACTGCCATTACCGGCGACGAGATCATTGACCTGGCGCACTCAGTCGATCCGGCCTATCGGGGCCTGTCGAGCGTCGGGTTCATGATGAACGATGCGATCCTCAAACTGGTTCGCAAGCTCAAGGATGGCGATAGTCGCTATCTGTGGGAACCGAGCGTTCAGGCTGGCGTGCCTGACATGCTCTTCGGTTTTCCGGTTGTGGTTAATCAGGAAATGGCATCGGCTGCGGCGATCAACGCCAAGACGGTTCTTTTCGGCGCGTTCGAGAAGTATGTCATTCGCGACGTGTCGAACGTCCGTCTGCACCGACTCGAAGAGCGTTATCGAGACTTGGATCAAACCGGGTTTGTCGCATTCTCGCGGCATGATGGCGACACGATCCAAGCGGGTGCCCTGAAGTTGCTTGTTCAGGCTGCTGCGTAGTCAACTCGACAGGGAACCCGGCGACTGTGTATTGGGCGCAGTCGCCGGGCTTCTCCCCCCTTTGGAATCTACTATGCGAATTAAATTACTTGTCGGCCGGGCGGGCGATCGGTTCAGCAACGCCCCAGGCGACGTGATCGAGGTTTCGTCCGCTGAAGGGCAGCGGATGATTGACACGCAACAGGCGACGTTAGCCGAAGCGGTCGCACCAGAGACGGCAACAAAGCCTAAGCCGCGAAGACGAACCAAAAAGGCGGACTAGCGTGTACGGCGAAACACTCATAACCGCAGCCGCGACCGAACCGTTGACGATGGCGGAAGTCAAGACTCACCTCGGCCTGCCATCCGCTAACAACGACTTCGATACCCAGATCACGTCGCTGATTGAAACGGCGCGGCGGTTCTTCGAGGAGAGCACAAACAGGCAAACCGTGACGGCTACTTGGGATTTCACATACGACTCATTCCCTGTCGGCCGGCAGCCGTTGCTGATACCTCGCTCGCCGGTGCAGTCGATTACGAGCGTGACCTACACCGACGCGGATGGCGTTTCAACGACATGGTCTAGCAGCAATTACACGGTTGATGCCGCGAATGAGCCTGGCCGAGTGTTTCCCGTGTTCAACGAAGTTTGGCCGGTCGCTCGCGGCATTGAGGGTGCTTTGGTTGTGCGAGCGATCTGCGGATACGGGACGGCGGCGCAAGTGCCCGCCAGCGTCAAGGCGTGCATGCTGATGCTGATAGACGATTGGTTCAACGAGCGAGATGGCAGCGGCAAGATGGGCGAGACGGCCGAGCGGTTAATTGGCATTCACAAGGTAGGGGACGAATGGCTCGCATACGGTCGGGGCAACTGAGGCGCCTGGTCACTATCCAGACCAGCACGCCGACGATTGATGCAGACGGGGAGTCGATAGCCTCGTGGTCGAGATGGATGCGCAATGTGCCCGCGAAGATCGAGACACAAGGAGGAGGCGAGACGAGACGCGGCGAGGGAATCGAGGCGGGAATCTCGCACACGGTGACGATTCGGCATCTCGACGACGTGTCACCAAAGATGCGACTAAAGACAGACGACGGGCGGCTTTTGAATATCGATCGCGTCACAGATCCAGACGGCTACCGCCGCGAACTGGTGCTGATTTGCCGCGAGGTAGACGACAAATGACCGCCACGGTCACGGGACTCAATGTAATCGACAAGCGATTTGACGCCCTCACCGGATCGAAGCAGAGGAAGTACCTACGGCAAGGCGCACGAGCAGCGGGCTCGGCGATGATCAAAGCAACCAAGCGACTCATTCCTGACCGCAAGTCGAGGAACAAGGATGGCAAGCTAACCGGGCTCAAGCGTTCGATGATGCAAGTGCCGTCGAGCAAATGGAAGAACTCCGCAGAACTCGCGCGGAAAGGCATCATCGGCTCTCGCATTGGATTTCGGAAACGCGGCGGCGCACACGCTCATCTGGTGGAACGAGGGCATCGAATCGTCACGGTAAAGGGCAAAGACACAGGCAAGCGAGCGAGGCCGAGGCCGTTCATGCGACCTGCGAGGGACTCAAGCAAGGGCGAAATGCGGCGAGCGTTTCAGACCAAGATCATCAACGGCATCAAGGCGAATACGGGATGAGCAACGCAGGCCGAGGGTTTCGGACGTATCTGCTCACCAAGTCGGGCGTCACCGACGAGGTGGGGACGCGGATACATCGCGACCACTTGCCGCAAGATCCGACGCTTCCGGCCGTTGTGTTTCATGTCATCAGCGATGTGAAAGAGCATCACATGGGCGGGGCGTCATTGCTGGCAATGGCACGGGTTCAGCTCGACGTGATCGCTGAGACATTCGGCGCGGCTCAGGACGCGGCAGAAGCAATACGAAACGCGGCTGACGGATACAGCGGCACGATGGGGAGCGAATACGCCCAGACATGCCAGCTCGATTCGCAGCAACACGAAGCGGAAGACCCGCAAGACGCCAGCGATGCGTATCGCTGGGTGATCTCGCAGGACTGGATTATATCGATAACCGAAACGGCACCAACACTATAGGGGAAGCGGCATGACTGTCAGAACGGGTACGGGTTGCTCACTTGCGATGGGGACAACCGACTACGACGTTGAGATCCTCAGCGCCAACTTCTCGGGCCAAGAGGTGCCGGTCGTCGATACCTCTCACCTCGGGACCACGGGCACGCGAACGAAGGTTATGGCCGACTTGAAGGAACCCGGAACGCTCGAGGTTGAGTTTCATGTTGACCCGGACAAGCTCGACACGCTCAACACGGCGATCGGGCTGGCGCAAACGATGACGTTTACCTTTAAGAAGGTCTCAGGCGAAGCTACCGCCGCGACTCTTGCCGGTAGCGGTGCAATCAGTGCCCACAACTTCACGATCCCGCTCGAGGATAAGTGCGTGGGTAATTACACGATCAGTTGGCTCGGGGCTGTTACACCGACGGACGCAAGCTAGATGGCACTTTCAATTGACGCGGCGATTGCTGCGGAAGACGGTCGCACAGTTACTGTCGCTTGCCCTGAATGGGGCGGCGACGTGTGCTTAAAAACTATGACATCGGCCAAGTTTGATGAGTTCGAGGCTAGGCTGACCTTCGGCAAAGACAACCCAGAGCTTCTGGCTGGGCTTCGCGCAGGGTATGTGGCCGCGTGCTGGGCGGATGCGGACGGCAAGCGGCAGGCGATCACGGATGATCAGTTGGCGAAGTTGAGCGAGAAGGCACCGGCCGTGATCGGTCGGCTGTTCGACGCCGCGACTGAACTAAATAACGACGTTGGGCCTGCGGAAAAAAACTGAGAAGGCTCCCCGGTAAGTCATTTGCGATTCGGCTTTCGTTGCTGTACCGAATCCCGCCGGAGGAGCTGGGTGAAAGGATGACGCGGCAGGATGTGCTCGACCTAATGGCTTATGACCTTCATTTTGGGCTACCAGACAAGCAAGAGCGGAAGATACCAGCGGCGCCCGCCAGGCGTATCCGGCGAGAGCACAAAAGCGTTGAAGAGCAACTATCGATTGTACGGTCAGTGAAATGACGACATCAGTTCAGGGAATCATGAGAGGCTCGCGCAAGGCCGATTTCAAATCGGAGGGCGTGGGCCTCGTCGTGCGACTGTACACGACGACTTACATGATCATCTCGAGCGACGGGACGGATGACGAAGACGACGTATATAACACAACCGGGTTGCCTGCGTTGGGCTCATCGTTTGTCGGTGACAACGGCAACACCGACACCGGCGCGTATGTCGTCAGTCGTCGAATAACAGACCACGACCAGACGAGAAAGGTCTGGCTCGTTGAGGTCTCTTGGGATAGCCAAGTTGATCCCACCAAGTGGGGCAGCGATGTCATGGACCCGCAGGACTGGGCGCCTGAGATTGAGTGGGACACCGAAGCGATTCAAACCACTCCGATATATGACACTTCAAGCGACTTAATCCTAAACGCTGCCGGTGACCCATTCACGGAACCGCCGGTTCTGAAAACAGAGCACATAAGCACTCTACGCTACACTCGCTGGGAATTGGGCTTCACGTCGGCTATTCAAGACGCCTACAGCGGAAAGATTAATTCAGATATCTACCTGGGCTATCCCGTAGGATCGGCGTTGATGGGCGGCATCCAGGCTCGGGCCGAGTTTATAGCGGGTGTTCAGTTTTGGCGAGTCACGTATCCCATCAAGTTCGCACCGAAGACCAGGACGGCAAGCGGTCTTAAGCGGACTTGGGACGTGAAGTCATTTAATAGAGGGCCGATGTTTATAAAGGCGAACGTCAAAGTCTCGGCGATGACAGAAAAAGGCAGGCCAAGCGTAGACCTGGACCCCATTTTCGGCGAATACTCAGACTCGCCATCACCTGTGTCCTTTACGGTTTATGAGTCGGTTGCATTTAATCCCCTATTGAGTTAGCCCATGCCTAGGAATGTCGTTGGCTTTGACTTTCGAGATGCGGAGAAACTGACACAGATTCTCCGTCAATCGCCACCAACGTCCACAGACACACCGAAGACGAACCGAGTCTACCTGCGAGAGTGCGATGATGGCATTGTCTCAACGGCGTTCACGGCCCGCTCAGGTGTAACACTCGGAACAGGCAAGGTAACGTCGTTGACCCGAACGAATGACGATGGCACCGACTACGAATATAGCGAGGTGCAAAATATCTACTCGCAGACGGTCGCGAAAGATACTTACTGCCACATTCAACGCAACCGCACCGGGGCGTGGACCCTGGTTTCTGCTGATTGCCAATAACGGAGAAGAATAGACATGGCTACCAACGTGCTAGGTGATACTCGTTTTACGGGTACAGTCGTTTTCGGTGACGCCGCTACGATGGGCGTGATGCCAGCTAACACGATCACAAATGCAGCAGTCTCGGCGACAGCGGATATCGCTCGCAGCAAACTCGAGCAGAATGCGTTAGCTGAGTTTCAGATCCCATTTACTGATCTGCGAGTCCACGACGCCTTACACACGGTCTTGCCGGGCACCGCAGCCTCGGATGATCTGGGGCTCGTCGGCGGCGCTCATGGAACCGATGCGCCGATGATTCAGGCGGGTGACCTAAAAGCGGCAGGGACGGTAATCCGCTACGCTCGTTTTTTGTGGGGATTACCGCCCGAATACGATAACGATGAGACGGTACAAGTTCGCGTGACTTGCGGCATGCAGACGACCGTCGCTGATGCATCATGCACGGTAGATGTTACAGCCTTCCTCGTCGATAAGGATGGCACGCTCAACGGTGCTCCAACGGACCTATGTACTACCGCCAGTCAGAGCATGAATAGCCTAACGGCGGCGAGCAAGGATTTCACGCTAACGGACTCGAGCCTCATTGGCGGTTCGCTTCTGGATGTCGGCATCACTATCGCCTGTACCGATGCGGCGACCGGCACAGCGGTTACGCCTTCGATTTACGCCATCGCCTTGCTGGCGGATACTCGAGGCTAAGAATGCAATTCTCGCCGAGTTGCAATTGTTGCGGCACTGCGGCTATCTGCGCGATGTGCGACGAGGGCACAACGCAAGAGGAGTACAGCCTAACATTCTGGGGCGGCGAAGCCGAAGAGAGCACGATTATCGTCAGCAACGTAGGGCATCCCTGCGGGTGGACATATCAGGGAGTCATCGGCGACATCCAAGGCATCTCGGACGACGGAAACGGCACATGCGACGACACGACGCAATTAGATGTCGTAGTGCGGATGATGTTCGAGCATCCGGTTAATCAATACGGGCGGGGCTGGTTCTGGGATTTGGATATAAGAATCCAATGCGTCACGCCGGGCCAACAGAACCGAGGAAACATTAAAGACTATGTGATTATCAGCGCCACAGATCCAGAACCGGAAACCGGACAGACACAGAATTGCGATCTAGCCATTGGCGTCGATTTCACC